GGTTAGTATCGACCTTAACGGTACAATAATTGAAGATAAGATGTTGCAGGATCCGTCAGATGTTGTTTTAATCCCTGGTGTACTAGACGCAATCAGGTCAATTAGGCTCAAGAAGCATAAATTATTTGTATTATCGGATCAGCCTAATATCAACAAGGGTTTGGTCCGCACAGAAACTATAGATGCTGCTTGGCAACATATGATGAATTTATTCGGTCAAGCTGGTATACAATCTATAGATGGCTTTCTGTATAATACATCTGATCTTCGTAACGATGAGTACGCTAAGCCCAATTTAGGAATGATTAAACGCGCAGAAAACGAGCTCCCTGGGAACCTCAAATTCAAGGGTGGTTTTCATGTTGGAGATTCAATAGACGACCTTAAAATGGCACTAAAGGCTTCTATGACTCCTGTACTTGTTCTTACCGGAAATGGCAGAGATACGTTAAAGGACCTTGATAAGCACTCAAATAAAGAGCTAAAGAGAAAAACTAAGGTCTATCAAACTCTACAGCAGTTTGCCGACTCTTTATGAGTCGGCTTCAACTGGTTCATCGGCCTCATCTTGCTCCTGTGTCTTCAGTCTAGGCAAAGTAAGTAGTTGCCCTATCTCAGGAAGATACAGGTAGTCGATATCGCTGTTCAAACACGTGTCAATAGCATCGTACATCGACTCAACTAGAGGGTGACCGCCAAGATTAAACGAGGTGTTGAATACAATAGGAACACCGGTAATCTTTTCAAACTCTGTGATTAAATCATAATAGTGTTTATTTTGATCAACTGATACAGTTTGAATACGGCAAGTACCATCAACGTGAGTAATAGCGGGCACTTCTCCGTGTTTAGCTAATTTAAAATCAATTGCATGCATCATGGAAGGTGCTTCGGCTAGACCCGCGGTATCGAACCACTCGTCAAACTTCTCTACCAACATTGATCCAGCAAACGGTCTAAACCACTCACGTCCCTTGACAGTATTAACATAGTCCTTACCGTTAGGATCAGTTGGATCGTATAAAATAGACCTGTTACCTAGCGCCCTCGGCCCAGCCTCTGATCGACCTTGAAACATTGCTACAATTTTACGATCCGCTAGCATCTGTGCTACCTGAGCAACTGTCACCTCTTCTGATGTAGCGCTCTCAACATCCCTTACAGCCGCTTCCGCGATTGAATAATCAGGAGCTGTAACACCGTGATACAGTGTTGTTTGCGGTCTTATAGTGCTATCATCTGTTTCTGTGTGGTAAATTAACTTAGCTAAACCAATGGCAGTGCCACCATCATGGGAAATTGGCTCGAAATAAATGTTGAGCTCTGGGAATCGTTTTTGAAGATAGTAATTTGCAACGCAGTTTAAACCATATCCTCCGGCGATCACAATATTAGTTTGACCGGTGCTGTCGTGAGCCTTTTGAATTAGATCCCCTACGAGTTCTTGGGTTTCGTGTTGAACTTTCCAAGCCAGATCTTTAGCAGCCTCTGTTACTTTCGAAGGGTCTCTGTGCCATTCTTTTGGATCTGAGGTCTGTGTCAGGTATGGGTATCGACTATGATCAATCGAAGCTCCAGCTGGGTAGTTTGGAACTAATAGATTCTTGTTACCTCGGCCGTTTATAAACAAATCTTCAATCTGATCATTTTGCTTGCCGTACGGCGCAAGACCCATAGTCTTACCTGCTTCGATATATCCGAAGCCTAGGTATTCTGAGACGGCCTCGTAGGCTTTTGTGATAGTAACCGAGTTATCAAACTCGACCTTGCCATCTGTATACCGTTTAGTCCTGTCCGGATTGCCCCCAAACGATTTCCACACTTCAGCGAAGTTAGCGGGGTAGGAGCAGTCATAGACGGATTCCGTCTCGTATCCCTCAATGACAGGAGAATCATCGCTGTCACCCAACCTCGCTTGCCGAACAGATCCTGCACCATCCACAATCACCGCAGCTGCAGTTTCAAAGCCAGAGTTGTAGAAAGCTACAGCGGCATGGCCCAAATGATGCTGATGACCTAGATTAACAACTTGTACTTTAGGATGAAACTTGCGAATGAGTGCCGAGTAAGGATCTTCACCTGTCCAGGGCAATGTAGGATTGTGTGGGCTAGTACCACCTATAACCAAGAAATCCACTCCAGTCCGGACTGCTTCGAGCATTCCGCGGAAAGGATTTCCATCATATTTGGATCGAGAAAGTCTCTCCTCCTCGATGTACCATTGTAACTCACCATTAACAACGTACGCCGCAGCGCCGTTATGACCTTGATTAATTCCTAAGATTTTCATTATTTAACCTTCTTTTCAATATCTTGCACAATAGATTTGTAAATATCATTCACCTCATCATCATCAAAATCCATCAGGCGATCGTTTAACCTGTCAGCCATATGGCTGTCAAACCCGCTAATTCGAATAGGGGAATATGTTTTCTCCATATCAGCTTTTTCGATTATGTTGAAGTATTCGGGATATGTAGTGTTTATAGCAAACGTAGATCCAACTATAACCGTACCTGGAGTATTAAAAGCGCGGGCCATGTGTTGCCCAACAGAGTCACACCCTATAAAGTAATCACTGGACTCAATAATAGCTGACCACATTCGCAGATCACCTTCTGGCTTTGCAGTATAGGTATCACCGGGCACCTGCATATTCTTATCCCCAAAGAATACTAGATTGTATTTAGTAGCCAACTTCTTGGCAAGTTTCAGGTAAACAGAGGGTTCAATTGATCGAGTTGAGTCATCGATAATATCCACATCATCAACTCTATTAGCAGAGCGACCAAACGGCTGGATAATAATGGTTTTTTGTTTTTGCTGCTCTGACTTTACTTGAGCAAGAAAGTTTGCGGCCTGCTTCTCCTCCATCTTGCTTAATACCAAGACTGGTGGCTCTAAGTCGCTATGATCTTCGGTCTCATTAATAATCTCGTCGAATGCTTCGGCCAGGGAGATCCTAGCATTGAAGTAGTTTGGTTGTCTATACGGTTCCGGAGAAACGAATACATCCACGTCCTTGACTTGAGATTCAAACATACCCTTTACATCAGGAGAAAAAGATATATTCTGTAGTTCAGGGATTCCCCACATTAAAGTATCCCAGCCGCCAATAAAAATTCTAACGTCGTGGCTGGGATTATTCTTTACATACTTCTTCAGTGCTGGAATTGCCGCTATAACACGGCCGGCTCCACCGTCAATCATTATTGCTTTCTTCATTTCAGATCCTAATTAATAAAAAAGAATATTGTATACTATATATCAGGCTGGTGTATCGGGCCATTCGACTCCAGTAATCTCGTCGTAAGTTTCCAATGTGCTGGGTAGATCCCTCAAGGTTTGTCTGTAAGTAACCCACTCTGCTTTCTGCTCATCGGTTAAAGGACTATCTACAGCTTGTGTCCAGTCACTCTCCGATAATAAGATGTTACGAGAGTGTCTGAAAGCATCCCAAGCATCAGCTAACATCTCATCAGTAGCTTCTCCGGGTTTCAGCTGATTTTCCTCTGTAGTTAAGATTTGTTCAAGGACCCTTCCTGATGCCTTCACTATACCTTTACCAGACCTGAACATGTACCTAATAGGTACAGTATTACCGTTGGCAAGCATGGCCCTCGTAAGTGCCGTATTTGCCTCTACGGCAATAGGTGCTGTGTTGGCGGCTTCAATAGCCGAATTTGCGTCTGCCATGTCTAGCCTCCTATTCCGATGTTATATTAGCAGAGGGGTATTTGCTACGTTTCTGCCCCCATACGCCAAATTTTGCCC